TCCGGTAAAAGTACTCAAACAGGAAGTACGGCTATTACATTATCATCTAGTTTCGGGAGTCGTTATTTTATAGGTAATATATATGAAGTACTTATTTTTAGTTCTCCACCTTCTACAACTCAAATACAACAAATTGAAGGATATTTAGCGAACAAATGGGGATTACGAAGCAACTTACCCGCATCTCATCCGTATAGAACTATACCGATCTTTACTCGCCCGTTTCAACCTACGGATATTACCGGTTGTTCATTATGGTTAGATGCAGCGGATCCCTCTTCATTTACACCATCCTATCCAACAAATGAAACAGCTATTAGTCAATGGAATGATAAATCTGGAAATAGTAGACATGCAACACAAGGAACTACGAATAATAGACCAGTATATTCATCGTCAGATGTATCAATCGATACTACAACAAACCCTCGTTTTTTTAATCTAGCAAGTATGCCATCTTCTCCTTACGATATTTTTATTGTTGCGAAACCTATATCAAGTAATACTAACTGGAGAACATTATTTCGAACAAGTACTGCTGATCCTGGTATGAATGTTATTGTTCTTCAAGCGGGAACTAACAATTTAGGATATTGGACATCTACAACCTTCTCTCAATTTGGAACGTATACTTGGTTGCCAAGTACACGAAATTTATTTTTCGCAAGAATGAATTCGAATAAGACTATGAATGCAAGTTTAAATGGAGATTTATCTTTAACTTCTGCAACTTCCGCAGGTTCAGCGAGCGATGTTATATTATACATGGGAGCTCTCGTTAATAATGGAAGTGTATCACAACAATGGGGAAATATAAATGAAGTTATTTTTTATAATAGTGCATTATCATCATCCCAACGCCAACAAGTCGAAAGTTATTTAGCGAGTAAATGGGGACTAAGAGGTAATCTCCCATCTACTCATCCGTTCAAATTATTTCCTGCATTGACTCCTATTTTTACACCGCTGAACATTTCGGGGTGTTCGTTATGGTTAGATGCGGCAGATACAACAACCTTAACCTTATCTGGTTCAAATGTAACGCAATGGAACGATAAAAGTGGGAATGGTAATAATGCAACTGCTTCAATTGGAAATACAACTTATGCAAATAGTTCGGTAGTTTTTTCAGGAAGTCAACAGTTTAATACTCCAATATCGTGGGCAACCATAAATACTCATACTTTTTTTGGTGTAGCAAGAACTTCGTCTACAGGAGCACAGAATCTTATATCTACGCGTAACACGTCTAACACACAATATTCTGGATTACAGTTATATGTATTTAATAATATACAATATCTTCAACCATTTGGAGCGCCACCGTTTGTTACGGGTGGAACAATTACATCTGGTTCTACTTTTATATACGGATCAACCTATAATGGAACATCTAGTACATTTACTTTTTTAAATGGTGCACAAAGTGGAAGCGGTACAGGAAGAAATTTAGTTTCAGGTGGTATTGTTACTATTGGCGCATATACTGATGGTGGAGGTAGTGGAGAATATTTCAATGGACCTATATATGAAATACTTATTTTTAATTCTGTATTATCTATATCTCAACGCCAGCAAATCGAAGGTTATTTAGCGAACAAATGGGGATTAAAGAACAGTCTTCCGTCCAGTCATCCGTTCAAAGTCATTACACCTTAGAAACTACGATCGCAATATGGGAACCCATATTCGCAAAGGTTATGTTCATACCGGTAACTTTACTTGCTAAGACTTCTACATGTTCATTGATGGGTTTGCCCGAACAGAACACAATATAATCCGCTAAGTTACGATTCACACCGTCACTGCATAACGCCGGAGGATTAATCGTTACTCGAGTAATTTCGTAAACGTTAGGAAATCCGGCGGTTGCCCAACTTAATAATTTATTCTTTAACGTATCGTGGCTCATATTCCCGATACCTTCAAGAAGCGCTTTATCTTCATTTTCCTTTTGGGTTAATACTTCTACCGAACTTAATAAATCATCGATCGTAATCGGTGGAGGAGGCGGAGGAGGAGTTAAATTCATAACATCATTGATGCCTATGGGTTCATTAGGAGTGGGTTCAGTAGTAGTGGGTTGTTCTTCGGTACTCATTTGTTATAAGTTAAACATTCAATTCTGTAAGTTATAATAACAGAATGACTGGTGGTTTAATGCAATTAGTGGGTAAAGGTGCCCAAGACTATTTGGTAATTGGTAATCCAACATTTACTCATTTTCGATCCGTATACAAAAAACATTCAGATTTTGCGATGGAGCATTTTCGGTTAGTATTTAAAACTAATAATTTGAATTTACCAACATCAGGATCATTAACTTTACGTGCTAAAGTTGAAAGGTATGCACAATTATTACACGATTGTTATCTAACGGTTACATTGCCGGATATTTACTCTCCAGTAGTTCCTTATTCCGGCACAAGTCCAAATATAAATTCGAATGCAAATGCAGTTCCTTACGAATTTCAATGGGTACGTAACATTGGTTATAATATGATTAATTATGTTGCTATCGTGATCAATGGTCAAGAAATTGTAAGACATACGGGTGAATATATGAAATTATATGCGGCTATGAAATTTGATGCCAATAAGAAAGCTATTTTAGATCGTATGGTTGGAAATGTTCCAGAAGTTTACGATCCAGCGAATGCGTATGATCGTATCAACCAGTATCCTCATGCCATTTCTTCATCATCTGCGTATTCGTTACCTTCTATTCCCGGAAGAATATTACATGTTCCGTTGCATTTTTGGTTTTGCGAAAATATAGGAGCTGCGTTACCGTTAGTTGCTCTTCAATTATCTGAAGTTGAAATTGTGGTAGAATTGAAGAATATGTACCAATTATTTACAACTTTAGACGTGAGACCAACCCTCAACGGAACAGCTAATCCTAACTTCAATCGACGAGTTGCACCGGATAGTAGTGATACAAATTTTTATATTAATAATTTCTTATCTCCGCCACTGTATACTCGTACCCCCAGCTTTCCTGCTCCAGTTGTCAATCCTTCTTTAATGAGTTGGAATTTAAATCCTTTTATTGAAGCCAACTTTATTTTCCTTACCGATACCGAATTAGCTCATGTTGCAAAAAACGAAGCCGCGTTTATGGTGAACCAAGTTGATATTGTGCGTAAAGAAGGTCAATATGGGGCATCGAACGATTTGGAATTAACGATGCGTAATCTTTGTACTCGTATAATTTGGGTTCAGCAGCGAAGTGATGTTGCATTGAATAATGATTACGATAACTACACAAATTGGTTAAATCCTTATCAACCTCCAGCTACATATATTACCAGCAATATGACACCTTGGTATTCGCCAGGGTTAGTGACAACATCTAACGTACCGCAACGAGATATTCTTCTTGATTCCAGTATTATTTTAGATGGTAAAGAACGTTTCAATACAAAAGATGGAAATTTCTTTGGAGATTTACAGTTCTACAAGCATTACACTGGAACGTCATCCTCTACTATTCCAGGTATGAATTCGTACTCGTTTGCTCTTGATAACGATAATATTCAACCTTCTGGTCATATCAACGGTTCAATGTTTAATAAAACTATTTTAAGAAACTCGTATGTTCAGCCTCCTTTCGTATCATCAACAAATCCTACTACGGTTTGTATTTTGAAATCAACTGCACTAAGTTTAAATCCAGTAATTATTCCAAACCCGAACATTACCGATCCAACTACCGGAAGACTTATTTACAATCCCGAAGATGTAGTAACCGTAGTCACAAAATCAAATGGTCAAACTTATGATTATACGTTTAATGTCACCGCATTTGTAGAAACGTACAATTTTTTGCGAGTTATGGGAGGAATTGCAAACATCGTGTTTTCATCATAATAAGGAAGCATGAGCACAGGATTAAAAATAACAAAAGCAACTTACGGTGCTGGTTCAAAAACGGTAGATGTTACCCAAGTAGTGTCTAAAAGTGTAAAAGATGGAAGCATTAACTTAGTGATAACACCGGATTCGTTAAATGTAAAGGATCCTGCACCCGGACAATTAAAAACTTTAAATGTCTCTTACACTATCAATAATGGTAGTGTAAACACTCAATCGGTAAGAGATAACGAAGTCTTTATGGTTTCAGCACCCCCGGAAAGAAATGCATCGGGTCTTCAAATTATCAAAGCAGAATACGGTTACCAGGGTAATTATACAGATGTAACATATGCAGTTCAAAATTTAGTAAGTGACGGTTCTATCAAATTAACGGTAGGATTTAAGGAAGTAGGTATTCCGGATCCTAATCCTAATAAACAAAAAGAACTAAAAGTGAATTATTCATTAAACGGAGCCGAAAATACGGAAGTTTTTAAGGATGGGCAAATATTTAATATAAATGCTCCAGCCGGTGAAGCCGTAAGTAATAATACTCCAAGTACGGATGCAAATGCTGTCTGGGGAGTTATTACCGGTAATGCTATTCTGTTTCTAAAAATATTTTTGCATATAGTTTCTACGTATACCTTAGCTAAATTTATGGATCCTTCGGGTTCAGCTATGTATAAGGTAGCAGCATTCTGTATACCTTGGGGATCTTTCTGGGCTTTACCGTTATACTTATTTTTCCGCCGAATATTATTTACCAGTGAAGTAAGCTTACCCGATATGTCTTATGTAAAAGCAATTTAACCGTTTGATGAATAACTAATCTAATGTGGCAAATAGTCTGGCAACAAATATGTGAAATGGCGTATGAAAATGCGACCCCTGTTGAAAAAATCATTATTGAACCAACAAATTTTGAAGATAAGGAAGAAAACACGTTAACCTATACATGGAAACAGTATAGTAAAAAACACGGCCCTACCATGCCGGGTGTTGTTTATGAATTAAAAGAATTATACGTTCCTAAATCCTTGTTTGAAGATTTAGGAATTCATACGTGGTTTCGATATAGTTTTCCTAATTGTAAAATTAATTACTGGTAGTTAACATTCCTTCGAATTGACCAACTCCAACGAATCCAAGAAATGAACCTTCAAAGTGTTCATCGTCTTCATCTACATTGCTATAGATTCGTCCAGAGTTTTCACCAACCATATACTTCTGGTTGTTGAAAGTTCTTTCTACGTAATATTCGTCCGGATCTCTAGATGGACCTTTTACGAATACTCCTTGCGTAGTTTCCCAATAAATTCCGGGTTTAATTCCTTGTGGACTTGTTAGAGTTTTAGTAGTCTGTAACTCTTCCAAAGATAAATCTTTGGTTATAACTGGTTTTTTCTCCACTGGTTTTAAAGTAGCTACGAAATCTACGATATGTTCTTCAGGTTTTTTAAGGGAATACGTCTTAGAATCTAAGGAATTTGCATAATCGGTGAATTGTTTTTTATGAACTTTTTCAATAAATTCAATTCCTAATTCTTTAATTTTTTTTGATAATTTATCGGTAATGATAGCCGCTAAACGACTAACATTCTTCTTTGTTTCTGCTTTAGGTGGAGCAGGGGGTGTTGTAACAACGGGTTCTGGGATAGAAACAACGGGTTCTGGGATAGAAACAACGGGTTCTGGGATAGAAACAACGGGTTTATATTGTTCAAGCAATTGAACTACACGTTCATAGCCGAGAGAAAGTACAACTTCACGAAGAATGTTTTCCATTTTATCAATGCAATCTGTTCAATTAAAAACCGAATAAATCCGTTTTTAATAGTCACCCGGTGTTAACACTTCGTACAATCCATCATAAGTTTCCTCTTCTTCATCACCTAGTTCCATTCGTATTTCGAGATAAAGTTTATGCAGTTCTTCCGTTAGACACGCCATATCTTTCTCATAATCTGCTAATTCATCCTTTATTTTTATGATTTCATCAGTATCCTCCTCTTCCTCCAAATCTTGTTTACACTGGTTAACTTTATAACGTAATTTCCCAATTTCTTCAATAAGATTATCGATACGAGCTTCTCGTTCCATCTTCTTACTCATTTAATCAAAAAATCTATAAAAATTCGTTTTAAAAATCTGGCTAACCAGTGTGTTTATTGAATATTAAAGCTTACTCGTTGTTTTTTGTTAGGACGTTTAGGAGGTGTAGAAATATCGTATTCTTCTATATGATCAGTAACAAGATTACTAAAATCAAGAGTAAGACGATGAAATATCACAAATTCTCTTAAACGATCTTCAAATTCACGAGGAGGAGCGCCAGGACATTTCAAAGGACGTTCAGTACGTTGCGGTGTAGCAGGAACCTTTTCCGGTAATTCTTGCATAGGAATTGAAGATAATTCCGTGGTATTCGAAGAAATTTCGCGAGAAGGTGCGTTAGGCGCTTCACGGGAAACAGTGGTACGAGGAGGAGTAGCTAATAAAGAAGTATTGGACATTTTTGAAATGATTTTACAATATTAAAACTTTTAAATCAAAAAAATCCGTTTTAAAAAGTAACCTGTTTCGGTATACCTCTCGCGGTATACCCCTTACAGGGAAAGGGATCTCCAATTACGCCCGTAGAGCTGCGACGTGTATGGATACAGAAATAAATTTATGTTATAACCCTAACATAATAAAGGGGATCCTTACCTACTAAATAATACAGAAACAGAAAATATAATACAAAATTAAATATTCGAGGATAAATGTTTACTAAGATAGCTAAAACTTTGTTTGTACGTGAAGAACATTTGTTGTACTTTTTGTGATGTAAAATGATCGTTAAGACTTTTCGAAATCGCGGAACGATAGGCAATTATAGATTGTAATTTTTTCGCATCGATACCAGAATTCGCACCAACTAACTCGGGATGTTTACTGGCGATCTTCTTTATTTTATTAAGAATATTAGTAGTTAAAATAGAATAAAGATCTTCGCCGTATCCACGAACCGGTTTACCATTGCGCATACTTCCAATAACATCGGTACTATAGGTTTGAAACGCGTTTTTAGGATCACGAGCCCAACTGGTCATAGACCAAGTGGAATCGATTTTCCAAATAGCGTAAGCAAACTTGGCCATCGTTTCTACGTTAAGAGACCATTTAATATAAAGAACAAATTTAGCATTTTCGCTAGATGGTTTACCAATTTCTTGGTAAATATCTAATGAATTAGATGCGAGCAAACTAAACACTGCTTCCAGTGCTTCTTTTGCGGAAGATTTTTCATGATCCAATAATACTTTTTCAATACGGGTTTCCATATTGAGAGAGTAATTTTTGACCATATCAAATACTTCATTTTTTATATTAGAATTATCACTTGACGTGGATTTGACGGTAATAGTAGAACTATTAGAAACAGGCACGGACGGAACCGGAGCTGATACACTTTCGGGTACTTTTGCGGTCGATTGACCATCTTCATAATCGCCCCAATTCGCATAACTTTGAAATTTTGTAACGGCTTCTTTAAGAGCACTGATACAGAGTTGAAGACGATCATCTTCGGTGTTGGTTGAGTTAGATAGAGACATGTTGAATAATAAAGAGAGTAAGAAAGAAAAGAGGAAGAATACAATACTAATACTTGGTTTAAAAAAATCCATTTTTTACATGTATTTTAGTTGTTGTTCTAAATCCTGAAGTTCATCTCGTCTTTCGCGAAGATTTATTGAACTCTCAAGCACTATCTCGATAAAATCCATTTGCATACTAGGATGCATACTATCTCGTTGCGCGAGAATAGCGTTATGCAATTGTTCTGTTTTTTGGACTATTGATCTGGCGATAGCAACTTTGTTCAGCAAATCTGCTTTCGCAAGATATTTCATTAATTGTTGACCAGGAGTAATAGACATTTTTTGTCAAACAAAATATTTTTGTAACCTAAATCCATTTTACTGCGTTACCGAATTTCAATTTTCGTAACGAATAAATGAACAAATGGGAGATTCTGAATTTGCAAAGGTTCATTTGCGCGAACATTTAGGGGGATTAATCGTACCCCCAATATCTGAAGGCTTTTGGAGTATCTATAATTCTGCAAAAGAATTGTGCGATCGTAATGGTCAACCCGATCAAATTTTACGAACATTTCAAAATATGTTAACTCGTATTCCAGATTGGACTGAAACTACATTAACTACCGAAGTTGATCGTATAGTTAAAGTTTCTAAGTGTAATTATTTAGATGATCTTTTAATGGGTGTATTTATTGCGTATATGAAATCATTTGCATCTTTACATTACCGAGGTGAATCAAGTCATGTAAAAGTTGAATTTGAACGTCCTTCGGTTTCTAAATTTGTACATGAACTTTACAAACATTCGGCTCGTAAGTTATGGCAGGTAGCCTATTTATTCCGTACAATTGGTACCAGTTCTGAACAACAGGCTCGTAATCGTCAAGAAATTGAACGATTAATTACTGAATGTATGGAACAAGTTGTACGTGCTTTCTTACCTTGGGAAACGATCGCCAAGAAATATTTTGTGGATACTCCTGAAGATATTCCGGTAGTTAAACATCCCGAACCCGAAACAAAAACGGTTCAATTTGAAGAAGAAAGTGAAAGTGAAAGTGAAGACGAAGATGAACCGCCTAAACTAAATATTAGCGAAGAAACTACGCAAATTGATGTAGAAAATTTAGACGAAGAAGAAAAGCCGGAAATAGATCCTTTAAAAGAAATCGAAGCAAAAATGTCGAACGAAACGCTCGTTCTAAAATTATAAAGATTTACCAAAAAGTGAATTAAATGATGATCGTAATTGCTTCAGTAGCGGTCGCTTTAGTCGCCTTCATAATTTATGCTCTGGATCGTAGATCTAAACAAGAACCTATTGAATGGGATCAAGCTGGAAAAATTAGTTTAATGAGTGGTCTTATAACATCGGGAGTTGTCTTTTCAACAACCGCAGATATTCCTGCTGTAACCGAAAATGTAAAAACGGTCACAGACACGGTTCAAGACATGTTCGTAGGCGTACCAAGCTTCTAAACTATTTCTACCGGTGGAGGTCGTTTAATCAAAGATTGTAAAGTTACTTTTCCTGATAAAATAAGATTAGTATGATGTTTACAAGGTATGAACCCGGTTTTGTTTCCGGCTGCACGTTGACTTCGTGTTACAGTTTCGTCACAAAATGAATTTATACAACATTGTGGGTATCCGTAATGTTTCCCATAATGTTGCCATTGATCTTTAAGAGATTTAAAATTTAAAATCATTTTTTCGAAATATAACTATTTTTTAAATTTAAAATTCGTTTTAATTATCAAACACTAAAACATTTTCACCTAAAGGTATATTTGAAGTTTCGTAAAACGTTTTTAAACCAAATAGTTCCTTACGAGGTACAGCTGTATCTTTGCAATAACGAGCTATCGCTTTATATAGCATGAAACCATGATAACGATCATGCCGCGGTTCTTGTTTACCGAAAAACACGGATGTATTATCATCTAGCATTAGCCATTTCATAAATAAACAGAATACAGCGTTTTGTTTATATTCTTCATGATTAGGACCTTCAGGAAAGAAATCCCAGAATAAAGAAGTAGCTAAGCGTACTAAATCAAACGAAGGATTTGGTTTAATTTCTGGAAATCGTGAGTCATAAAATGGATGCACGTTATATTGTCCACCGGCTTCTTCTTCAATATGAAAATGATCGCTAATGAATAATTTAGGTTCTTTCATACCCACTAATTTTAAAGACATAATACCTCTTTCAAAATCGATTATTTTAATAATGTATCCGTAAGTTGGAACTTTATAAAGAGTACCCGAGACATTATAGTAGAGAAATTCTTCATCTGTGGGAACATACATAATATTATTCGCATGCAGATCGTTATGTACAAATCCATAATTACGTTGCGCAAAAGCTAATGCAAATATAACTTGGGTTATCCATGCTAGATGTTTAACCGTATCATTATCAAAAGACATTAATTCGTACAAAGTTCCGTTGCATTTTTCCATAATCGTTAATTGCACAGGAACATTTTTAAAGGTTGCCCATGCAAAGGGTTCAAAATCTTCATCATCATCTTCATCAATTTCTAATTCGTCACAACAACAAGATTCAATTTCAAAAAGTTCTTCAGTGGCTACTGAAGATGTATCATCGCTATCTTCCACATCTAATTGTTCTTCAAAAATGTTTTTAAGTTCACCCATAGAAGTTTCACCAACATTTGTAGTTTCAAGTTCTTCTACATTATCTAACGTTGTTTCTTCACCTAATTGCAAACTGGTTTTTGCGGTTCTCGTATGTTGAAATTCAGTACTTTCTTTTAATTCTTCGTTAATTTTAAGATCAAACGTTTTACCAATATTTTTAGAAAACCAAGATCGATCGATTAATTCTTCATAATCATCTGAAATATCGATAGTATGATTATGTGAAACTCCGGAAAATACCCCGTATACTTTAGGAAAGTTTACACACCCCGATTCAGAAAGTACAACCGATATAAGTGATCCTACGTATGCTGCATTGTTTGGATTTTGAAGTTTTGTACTAATATCGTTTGATTGCTCACTACTTGTAGGTAATCCAACAATACTTGTACCATAATCTCCTTGCATCCATTTGAAAGGACTTAACAGCATGGTTTTTTTGATATGAATATTCACGTTACCTTCTGTCGTTCGAACATTATTTTCTTTAATTGACAAGATCTCATTTTTTAATTTAAGACCGTATTCATTCACGAAACTTAAATGTTCACTCTTGAAAAGACATTCAATACTAGGAAAAAAAGGTTGTAAGTGTTCGATACCCCAATGCAAAGATGCTCCACTTTTTAAACCGGATAAATTGGTGTAACGATGAATAGATAACTGCGTAGGGTTTGAACGGAGTTCGTTAGACTGTTTTCTTTTCTTCATTATATAAATATTCTAAACCATATCATGAAACTTTGCGCATGTGTTATTGAATGTAAACTCTTAGTGTAGTATTAAGATGCAGAGTTTCAGTATACAGAGATTCGACATGGAAAACATCGTTGACCGATGTGAGATGGATTCACGAAAATCTCCAATGATTGTGGTGATTGGAAAAAAAGATACGGGTAAATCTTTCTTAGTAAAAGATATTTTATTTCATACTCAGGCTTGTTTTCCAGTAGGAACCGTTATTTCCGGTACCGAAGTAGCTAATGAATTTTTCCAACATATGGTACCTTCCAAACTAATTCACGATAAATATAAGCCGGATATTGTCATGAATGTTATCAAAAGACAGTTAGCGGTAAAAACTCATCGTAATAAAGATAAAAATAAAAGTGGTGGTAATTCCAGTGTCGATCCTCGCGCTTTCTTAATTCTGGACGATTGTTTATACGACGGTACCTGGATAAGAGAAGAATCTACTCGATATGTATTCATGAACGGTCGTCACATTGATTTAATGACGATCATTACGATGCAATATCCGTTAGGTATTACACCTAACTTACGTACCAATGTTGACTTCATCTTTATTCTTCGTGAAACGATGATTAATAACCGTAAACGTATTTATGATAACTATGCTGGTATGTTTCCCAGTTTTGAAATGTTTTGCCAATTCATGGACCAATGTACTGAAAATTATGAATGCTTAGTTATCTGTAACGGTGTAGCTTCCAATAAGCTAGAAGATCAGGTGTTTTGGTATAAAGCATCTGATCATCCGCCTTTTAAAATGT